CGCCCCTCAGGGCGGCTCCGTATCTGTACTAGGTTGTACAGATTGGACCATGACGATAACGTGATGGTCTCCACTTCGTTCTTTCAACGCTTGACTTAGGAGAATCAGACATGGATATGTCAGATTTTGCACTTATAGATGCCTTGGTTGTTTTCTTGGCATCTATAGTGGACTCCCTTGCTGCCTTTTTCGGCATAAGGTAGGCCACGCTCATGGGTGACTTTAATCATACAGAAACCCGCGGTTCGGGAAATTGGGTACACGAACCAGAGTTCGGGGCCGGCGCAAGCTACCCCGTCTCTATACTTCGTGTAATCCATTCCCGCACTGGAGCAGTGACTCCTAAATATCGGGAGAAAGCCAGAAATGGTACTCTTCCGATGTTGCCTTTGGATTACAGATACACCGTAATTCATGGCGGTCAAGGTACCCGTTTAACCAAGGTCGTCGAACCCGGAACTCCTGCTACCGATTCGGTAGGAGGGGATTGGGGTGTCGACGGCGTAGGTTATTGGGGTACCAAGGTTGGGATAACGAGACTGACAGCAGGAGAGAAGTCGGGCATAGACGCCAAGGCCACCACTCGGGTTCTTAATAAAATTAAGAACCAGAAGGTGAACTGGCCCCAAGATTTTGGGGAACGTGCGCAAACGCTTTATCTCTTAACCAATACGGTTAAGAGGTTGGCGATGGCGTACGCTGCATTTAAGTCCGGTCAACTCTCGAAGGCTGTGGGTATTCTCGGCTCGGCTCAACCGTCCCGACGTTTCAAGAAGAAGTATAAGGTACTTCAGAAGGCCACCTTCAATAACAAATTGAAGAAAGGCGCTGGAAGACTTATATATTCTATCGAAAAACGTCCGGGTTCGGGTTCGGTGTTTTCACCGAAGAACCTTGCAAGCCTCTGGTTAGAATTCCAGTATGGTTGGCGCCCTCTCGTCTCATCTGCTCAAGGCTCTATTGAAACTTTTCAACAGAGCTTAGAGAAAGGTGAGATTGTGAAGGTCCAATCGTACTATAGGGAAACTTTCGAGAGGGTCGTCAACAGTACTACTCAGCCATCAAGCTGGCAGTACCAAGACTCCGAGAACGTAACGAAGGGCTCGTATAAGGTGGGTTACACCATCTACTATAAGCTCGTCAATACAGATAACCACAACATGGCCGCAACGGGATTTAGTAACCCGTTGAACCTCGGCTGGGAGCTAATTCCGTTTAGTTTCGTTGTAGACTGGTTCGTTGGCATTGGTAATTACTTGTCTTCTCTCGACGCAACCCTTGGGTTGGTGTTTGAGAAAGGCTGTAAAACCACTGCTGATCGTTCCGCATCTACTAAAACGACATCTTGGCGGAGTAGCTACACCTACGTGTCTTTTAGTGGTTCAGTAGTTAGCACTCGTAAGGACTTCTCAGTGAAACGAGAAGTTCTCGATAGCTTTCCTGCACCTTCCAGGCCCGTTTTGAACGGGTGGAATCTGGGAATCCAGAACTATTTGACATCTGCTGCACTTCTTGTTACACTACTTGGTAGAAAGCCAGGGGATAAAAACCCTATTTTCCGAGCAAGGTAGTGTGACTTTCATTCCACTCTTTCGCTTCTTTGAAAGGAGCTAGTACTATGGCATCCATTGCCACAATTGCAATCAATGACGGACAGGCTACGCCTGTAAGTCATGACTTTGATCCCGCCGGTGTTGTTGACGGCATCGCGCGATACGAGGACAAAGTAGACGGCATTCCTGTCGGCTACCCGTCCATCACTGCGTCAATCCGACGTCCCACTAAAGGGTCGAAGGCTTACAAAGTGATGATCAAAATCGCTGTTCCTGAACTTGAGCAAGCATCGTCTGGGGGAACTTTCGTCCCCCCGCCGACTCTTGCCTTTAACACATTTTGTGTTATGGAGTTCGTTCTACCAGAACGCGGTACCCTTGCTCAACGGGAAGATATCCTGGCTTATGCCAAGAACCTCCTTGCGAACGCGGCTATCGTGTCGATGGTTGAAGACTTGGAGCCTGTCAATGGCTAATCGTCGACCGTTTGTTGGTGGTCGCCGACGCTATGATCAGGCCCAATGGCTTGCAGATATTGCTTGCCATGTGCCAGATGATGGACAAGTCGCTTCTCCGATTGATGAGTCACTGGATCCAGTCGAAAGACTGGGTCCGGCTATGACTCCTCAGCGGATTAATGACTTGATCGTCCGAGCCAAGCAGCGTATGCCGCGCGAGAGCGCTAAGCGTACGTTGCATAAATCTGACTTGGACTTCTCTCATCTGAGATCAAAGTCTTCTTAACTTAGTTAAGAACGAAACAAGAAAGGAACATCCCATCTATGTCTAAGACTAGAATGGGCAAGCTAGTTAAACTAGCTTGCGAAACTCGTATTGCGAGGTCATCAACTGACCATTTCATTCTTGATTATCTTCACGCACTCGATTGTCCTCGGGCATTAACTGTGTGGCTTCTCTATGTAAATAGGGAACACAACCAGCTTGTGACCTTGGATATCGATCCTCAGCATTACTACTCTGCTGAGGGCTTTCGCGACGCTTATCAGGCTACCAAGTTACTATCAAAGGCCGATTTCTTAGAAACCGGAATTGATAAAGACAAAGTAGCTCTTGATAAATTCGCTTCTTACGAAGCAAAGTGTGGCGAAACGAATCGTTACTTCAGACATCTGGATACTCAACCAAACCTTCCGGTTGAGTACGTCCGTCTTCTTTCGAAGGCAAGGCGTAAAATTGCAGATGTATTGGGTAACTTCTCCGGTGAGGAGTTCGTTAAGAATGGCAATTGGGGTCCTGGTGTCTCAACTCTTATAAAAGGAGAAGAGGTATCAGCCTTCAATAAGTTCCGCGATGAACGCGGGATAACACGAGACATGTATTCCCTGGTAAGCGAGTGGTTTCATCTCGCCTATCCGCTTTGGTCTCCAGAGCCTCTCACCCTTATGGGTGAACGATGCATGAAGATACAAAGTGGGAATACCGTTACCACAGTCCCTAAAAACAGCAAAACTAATCGTATCATAGCTATTGAGCCAGGGATTAATCTCTGGTTTCAACAAAGCATTGGTACTATGTTAGTTCGCCGTTTAAGGAGAGTGGGAATCGATCTTACAACACAAGAGAATAATCAGCATTTAGCCTGGAGATCATCGAAAGATGATAGCCTCGCTACGGTTGATTTCTCTAGTGCGAGTGATTCCATCAGCACTGCCGTCGTCGAAGAATTACTTCCTCGCCGATGGTTTCTGCTTATGAACTCGAGTCGATCCCAATTTCGCCAAGACCTAGACCGCCCTGTAAGGTGGAACAAATTCTCCAGTATGGGGAATGCGTTTACCTTTCCATTGCAGTCGCTGATTTTCTACGCTTGTGCCTGGGCTTCTTGCGAAGCTCTTGGTATTTGCCCAGAAATTTCAGTTTTTGGTGACGATGTACTGTTACCGAAAGAGGCCTATTCACTCTTTTCATCTTTTACTAAGTTCCTTGGATTCGATGTAAACCTAACAAGAGTTTCTCTTCTGGTTATTTCAGAGAATCCTGTGGATCTTATTATTATTATGGCGTCTACTGTAAACCCTACTACTTAAAGAGTAGGATCCGAACACCTTTTCAGGTGTATCAGGTCGCTAACTCCGT